TAGGGGCAGGTGTAAGACAAGAATTTGGTCCATTTAAAACTAAAGCTGCTGCTTTAAGGAAAATGGGAGAATTTCCTCCCGCTACAAGCTACAGAGATATAACTGAAGGGGTAGATAATCAATTATTAACTGAATTTATAACATTTTGTTGTAAAAAACTTGGTATTTCTGATAATTTTTTCGTATCTTTACATAGTAATAGGGATAAATTACAAACTTTAGCTCAATATAATCTAGTAGATAATTCTATAGATGTATATGTTAAAGATAGACTAATGGCTGATATTTTAAGAAGTATAGCACACGAATTAGTACACCATCAACAACTAGAAAATGGTGATATTGATTTAAATAACATGCCACAAGATATTGGAGGTACTATTGAGGATGAAGCTAATGCAGTAGCTGGTCAATTAGTTAAAGAGTTTGGTTATGATAATCCAGAAATCTTCGAAAATATAGACCCAAAAGCTCAAAAAAAGCATCAAAAGAATCCAACAGCAGTTCCATTTGGTTCGGCATATTCTCCTGTTAAAGAAGATGGTAAGGAAGTATCTGATAAAAATATGGATGATTATAAAAAATCAAACATTAAAGAGGATAACGGTAAACCAAAAGCTATTTTTATGGCTGGTCCTGCCGGATCAGGTAAAACTTATATTTTAAATAAATTAGGAATAAAAGGATTTACTACAATTAATATAGATGATGAATTTGAAGAGCTTTTAAAGAAACAAATTGGTAAAAGTAGGTTTGCTGATATGTCTCCTGAAGAACTTTCACAAGCTGCAAAGTTAATGGGTCAAGCTCGAAAAACAACTTCTGCTAAATTAGATAAAGCAAGAGAATCTTTAACTGATGTTATTATTGATGGAACTGGAGCAGCTTCTAATCCTATTCTTAAGAAGAAAAAACAATTTGAAGATCTAGGATATGAAACATTTATGATATTAATTTATGTTTCTCCTATTACTTCATTAATGAGAAATAAAGGTAGAGATAGAAGTTTACCACCAAGTGCTATTTTACAAACCTGGAAAGGAGTAGCACAAAATATGGAGATTTATAAGAAAGAATTTGGAGATAATATCGTTCTAATTAATAACGATCCAGAAGATGCAGATAAAACATTTGATGATCCGCAAGAGATAATGAAACAATTTCCATCTCCAAAAGGTAAACCTAAAACTCCAGAAGAAATAGAAAAAGCTCGAGAAAAGAAAAAGAAACTAAATCAAGAGATACAAGATTTATTAAAAATAGAAAGAGAGTTTGATAATACAAAAGATGCTAAATCGAAAGTTATGAATTTTACAAAAGGTTTTATTAAAGAAGAAAAAGAAGGTAAGTTTAACATCTATTTAGATATGGATGGAGTAGTAGCTGACTTTGATCAACGATTTATAGATTTAAGTGGTATGCTACCAAAAGAGTTCGAAAATAAATTTGGTCGAAAAGAATTTTGGAACTTTATAGATGAAAAAAATAAATTAAAATTCTGGGTAGGAATACCAGAAATGTCAGATGCTAAGCAATTAGTAGATTATATTACTCCACACGGATTTCAAATGTTAACAGCTCCTTCTATTAAAAAACAATCCTATTTAGGAAAAATGCTTTGGATTAAAAATCATGTAGGATCTTTATTTTCTTTTAAACCATATATTAATTTTAAGAAAGCAAAAGAAAAGCATAATGTTAAATCTAATTTAACTCCTAACGATATACTTATTGATGATAGAGAAGATACTATTGATAGATGGAATGCAGCAGGCGGCACCGGTGTACATCACACTTCAGCTTCCTCAACTATAAATAAATTAAAGAAATTAGGTATATGAGAGATACAGTTTTAAAAAAACAGTTTCAAGAAAAAGATATTAAAAGAATGCGTAACCTCATTAAAGGTGAGGGAAATAAAGCTACACAAATTCAATTAGGATATAAGAAAAAGCAAATTGATAGAAAAGAAGGTGATGTTTGGGAAGAGGATGGTCGAAAATGGACTATAAAAAATGGTATAAAAAAGAATTTTACAAAAAATAGTTTAGCAAAAAAAATTAATGCACCTCTTTTTTGTCCATCTTGTAATAAAATTATGAATAAACAAACTGATCCTTTCTTTTATAGTATTAGACAAACATGCTCAGATTGTTTTTACGATTGGCAAACAAATATGAAAGTACAGGGTAAGTGGGAAGAATACAAAAAAAATGTAAATAATAAAGATATTGATTACATGAAGCAGGAATTATCGCAATTTTTTGAAGCATTTACAACCTATTCAGATGAAAGCTATATAACGGAAGGAGGTGATGTAGAAAAATGGGTAGGAAAAACTAATACTGATGAAATGAAGAAAGGGTTAGATTATATGCTTAAAAAATTAGATGAGCTAAAGAAAGATTAAATTTCTTATATTTATAAAAATAAATTTATACTATGAGTAAACAGGAATTCAACATTCATAACTGGAGATTTAAACAAGCTATCAAAGAAGCTGAAGAAGAAGAAACAGTTGAAAAAGAAGAAGAAACGGAAGAAGTTGAAACAGAAGCTGATACTGAAGAGGTAGCTGATGATGATGAATCAAGAGTTCCTTATAATAGATTATACAAACTATTAAGCAAAGGATTAGGAAAATCATTTACAGAACTATATCCTACACCGGATTATTTCTTTGATATTGCTAGTCAATTATTTAAATAAAACAAATATTATGAGCAAATTAGCTAAAATAAAAGAAGTTTTAACATCTGAATATTTTGTTGTTAGTGTAGCTGGTCTTACCGGAGCAGTCGTTTATTTCAAGGGTTTACCACTAATTGGAGGTATTGCAATTGGAGTTGCTGCAACTAAACTTTGGGAGGTTTTAAGAAAATAATTTATGTTAATTATTATTAATTTAGCAGGTCGGTTGTAATATACCGGCCTGTTTTTATTTTAAATATTATGAAACTAATACAAGCATATAAACAAATAATAAGAGAAGATAAAACCTGCCCACCAGCTACTCAAGATTTAGATCTTAATCTAAAAAATCGTAATAAAGCTTTTAAAGAATATAATTACGGTCCAGCAGATCCAAGATTAGATCTTAAATTAGATGTTGATGTATCATCTATTAAATTTGATAAAAATAGATTATATACAGATGCTCAAGGGGAAGATATTTTTTTAAGTGAAGATGAGTTAAAAGAAAAAGGTAATTATACCTATTGGAAAAAATTAGCTGATGTTTATAATCAAGAAAGTATAAACGAATCTTTACAAATGAGATGTGGTAATTGTGCTGCATTTGTTATTACTTCAGAAATGAAAGCTTGTATTGAAAAAGGTATATCTGATGTAGAATCTGCATTAACTGAAAAAGCAGGAGAATTAGGTTACTGTCAATTTTTAAAATTTAAATGCGCAGCTGCTCGAACCTGTCAATCATGGGTTGGTGGAGGACCAATTAAAGATGAAGAAGTTGAAGAACGCAAATTAACTAAAAAAGAAAAGAAGGGATTAAGAAAATTAGAAAAAGATATCCCAATGAAAAGTTTTAAAAAGCAGTATGGTAAAGATGCTGAAGATATTTATTATGGTACGCTAACTAATTTAGCAAAGAAAAAATATTAAAAAAATGGCACAAGATAACTTTAACATCGGTAAATTCTTAAAAGAATCAGTAAAAAACTCTTATACTAAACAAGTAGCAGGAGAAGAGAAAAAAGAATTATTAAATGAAAATTTCGTTGGTTTAGAACCTATTAATACTATTCCTACTAGAAATAAAGAAGATTATGAATTAGCATTTTCTAAATTTTTAGGAGAAGAAAAAGAAGAAACTCACGAAGAAATGGAAGAAGATTTACATGTAGTACCTGTTGGAGTAGATAATAAGATTGATCATTCTAATCATGGTATAGATGATGAAGGTAGAATGGCTAAATCTCAATTATATAAAATTGCTAAATATGCTTCTGAATTATATAAAATGATGGATGATAATACACAACTTGATGCATGGGTACAAGCTAAGCTTACAAAAGCATGTGATTACGTTGGTACTGTAAAACATTATCTAGAAGGAGAGGAAGCAATTGATATGTTAGGAGAAGAAAAAGAAGATGAACATAAAGGATAGGATAAAGAATCTTGTTAAAGATGTATTTAATCAGTTAGAAAAACCACAGTATAAACCAGCAGGTTTAGATGTTTTAACTGACTATCCTTCTTTATATGAAACTTTAAATGATCTTTTTGATAATCAATATTTTAATTTTGTAAAAACTATTGATTGGGTATCTCCAATACCAACAACATTTAGAATAGTACTAGTTAATGGAGCTGAGTTTTATTTAATTTATTCTAAAAATTCATGGATAGCCCAAGTTGCAGGTAAAAAATATTTTTTAATTAAATTACCTCAAAAACAAAGAGCAGTAAACGCTATATCAAGATTATTAAGACATTATTATGTTGATGTTAATAATGAAGAAGATAGCGGAGGAGTAAGTATTGAACCACCAGCTGATGATACTCCAGCAGAGGAACCACCAGCTCCAGAAGAAGAGTAATATGAATAGCTTTGATTTAAAAAAATATCTATCTGAAAATAAACTTACTGAAGAACATTACTCAGTAAAAATACCACCTGCAATGATGCAAATAGCATGTAGATGCTTAGATAAAGCTAATATTCCACATAGTGTAGATAATACTACTTCATCAGTTATATTTAATAACGAATCTGGAATGAAAAGGGGTAAAGATATTTTTAATATGATTTATAGAGGAGTAGATCAATTTAATGAAGGTGTAGATATTGATGATAATGAAGCAGATTCTAGAGAAACTTCTGTAGATGATAATGAAACATATTCAGGTCAAAACAGAGATGAGACAGATAATATAGAAAAAATGGGCTTATAATATGGATCCTATAACAAGATTTTTAAATAAAGTTTCCCATAAATTCCCAAAAGGGTATCCTGAACTTACAGAAGAAAAGGATATTCTTTTATTACAATCATTATTAGAAAATTTAGATTTAAAAGTAAATTTACAAGAATTAGTTAAGTTAGAATATGATATTCTTTCTGATAAGGCAAAAAAAATAGCTGAAGAATTAATTACATTACTAGGAATTACTAAAGAACAAATTAAACCAGCCTCTAAAAATAAAATTGTTATATATGATGATAACAGAGATGTTTTAATTGATAGAATTGAAGATTCTAATAAATACGGTCAAAGAAGACATCCTAGAAGTGGTAATTTTAAAATAAATGATGTATTTATTATTTTAAAACCAGGAGCTAAAGGAGGTGAATATTACGAATTAAAACCACAACAGCTAGGAATTACTTTAGATGAAAAAATAACTCTTGATCAATTATTTAAAGAATTAGAACGAGGAGTAAAAGATAATAAAATAATGTCGGACACTCAGAAAAAAGTTCTTTTATATACTATTAATAAGCAAGATAAACCAAGTAGTGAAGAAATAGAAGAAGCAATGTCAGCTCCTAGTTTTTATAATGAAGTATTAAAAAATTTAGGAGAGCCATTAGGGGCATTAGTATATGGTAAGTCAATAGGAGCTGAAGGAGTTGAATTTCCTGGAGCTGGAAATTATCCTTTAATTGATTATTTACTGTATCAAGGAGATGATCAAATCCAAGTAAGTGCTAAAACTTCTAAAGGAATGGGTAATACGGTTAAGTTAAATGATCTTAAAAAAGTAGTTGAGAAAAAAGATGGTGAAATAGATGCTGATAAAATGTTAGTAATTGATGAAATAACAAAAGGATCAGTATTAGAGGGGCCCCTTAATTTGATAGAAAAAATAGGTAGCTCTACCTTAAAAAAACAACTAAAAGAATTTTACGAAAAATATCCTGAATTTCCTAAAATTAATAATCCTTATGATAGGGAAGCTCATGCAGATAGAATTAGGTTAGAAAAAGCATTAATTAAAGAATTAAATGCAGATCCAAAATATAATTACAACGATTTATTTAACGAATATGTAGCTGTAAGATATGTTAAATACAAACTAAATCAAAAAAATCTTGAAGATGGATTTGATATAATCGATGCAGGACAATTTAACGTAACACTAGCTTCTAAAAACAGTCCAGGTCATGATTCAGATAGAGTTGGTTTAGCAGTTAAAAAATTAAAATAATATGTGTAAATGTGGATGTAATACATGCGATGATAATAAAGCTCCTATTATAAAAGAGGAGAAAAAAGGACTTTTATCTGAAGGTTTAAAGTATCATCTTGAATATAATATCCCATTATCGGAAAATATCTATCGTATAGGATCCGAAGAATATTGTAAATTATTTCAAGAAGCTCGTAAATTATATACTAAAGGACTAATTGAAGTAAATGATAATGATAAGTGGTATCTAACTGAAAATGTTGGTGAATTAGCATATTTTAAAGGAAGAAAAGTTATATTAGATACTCCATTTGAAATAAAAGAAGCTGAATATCAAGGTAAACAAGTTGATCTTAATAAACCTAAAAGAGGAGGCAGAAAAAAATTTTATGTTTATGTAAAAACTCCAACAGGAAGAATAAAAAAAGTTGAATTCGGTGGAACTACAGGATTAAAAGTTAAACTTAAAGATACAGCTAGAAGAAAAGCATTTGCTGATAGACATAATTGTAAAGATAAAAAAGATAAAACTAAACCTGGCTATTGGTCTTGTAATCTACCAAGATATGCTCATCAGTTAGGATTAGGTAAAAACATGAATACTTTTTGGTAATGGATAGAATAGATAAATTAGTAGAGCAATATCTTAAAGAGCTTAAAGAAAAGACTGAAGTTAAGCAAGATAAGGATATTAAAGGTAGAAAAGGAACTCAACCTGCAAAATATCATAAAGGATTAAGCAAATCAACTAAAGCAAAAAGAGATGCTCAGTTTAAAAAGCAGGCTAAAATGTCAGATAAAGATCCTAGCGCTTATAAAAAAGCACCAGGAGATGCTAGAGCAAAAACTAAACCATCACAATATACTAAGAAGTTTGAAAAAATGTTTGGTGAAATAAAACAAACATTAAATGAAGAAGATAAAGTTACAAAAGCTTTAAAAAATAAAGCAAAAAAAGCTAATGCTCCTTTAGGTGCTCTTAGAGCTATATACAATAAAGGATTAGCCGCTTGGAAAACAGGTCATAGACCTGGTGCAGGAATGCATCAATGGGGAATGGCAAGAGTTAATTCTGTTTTAACTGGAGGAAAAGCAAGAAAAGTTGATGCTGCACAATGGAAAAAAATCCAAAAATACCGCAAAAACAAGAAAAAGAAGTAGTTTTTACCGATAATTCTTATCAAGATTATTTTATTCGCACTATTTCAAAAGATGTTGATATAATGTCCTTAATATGGCATAAAGATCAATACACAAGAGATATAGAAGTAATACAATCAAATAATTGGCAGTTTCAATTTGATAATAAAGTACCTTTTAAGTTGGAAAATAATCAAAAATTTACTATCTTAAAGGAACGTATACATAGAGTAATTAAAGGTAAAGGTGATTTAATTTTAAAAATAAAGGAACAAAAATAAATAAAGATATTTATAAATAATGCAACAACAACCACATAGATACGAAAAATTTAGAGTAATAAATACCATTTTAATAGTAGTATTAATTATTGTTTTACTAATGAAAGGATGTGGGGATGGTAATGGAGGTCCTACTGAACCTGTTATTATTAGAGATACTACATCTGTGGTTACTTATGATACAGTTACTAATGAAACAGTTAGTTACGTACCTCAATATTATGAGAGAGAAACAATAAAATATATTCATGATACAATCACCCAGATTGAATATAAAATTGAGCCAACTGATACGTCTGCCATTCTAGAAGATTACTTTGCTAAGTATTATTATGTGGATACTGTAATTCATACCGATAGTATTACTTTCATTGTATACGATACTATTACTCAAAATCAAATAGCAGGTAGATCTTCTAAGTATAATATTTTATATCCTACTATTACAAATACAATTACTGAAAAGCATTATATTAATGCAAGAGAGCTATATTTAGGATTTAATACAGGCTTTATAGTTAAACCCTTTAATTTAGCTAACGCTAATTTAGGAGTATTATTACGAACTAAAAGAAGATATATTATAGGATTAAATGGAGGAGTTCAATTTAGTCATGATAATGGTAATTTTATAAATACTACACCTTATTTAGGAGTTAGTTATTATCAAAAACTTACAAAAAAATAGTGTCGGATATTAAACAAATAATTAAGCAAGAATATATAAAGTGCGCAACTGATCCTGTACACTTTATGAAGAAGTATTGCTTTATCCAACACCCTCAAAGAGGTAAAATTAATTTTCATTTATATCCTTTTCAAGAAAGAGTAATGACATTATGGAAAGATAATCCATATTCTATTATTCTTAAATCAAGACAGTTAGGTATTTCAACATTAGGTGCAGGATATGCATTATGGTTAATGTCTTTCTTTGAAAATAAAAATGTATTAGCATTAGCAACAACCCAGGCAACAGCACGTAACTTAGTTACTAAAGTGCAATTTATGTATAATAATTTACCTTCATGGTTAAAAGTTGATAATGTAGAAAATAATAAATTATCTTTAAGATTAAAGAATGGTTCAAGAATTCAAGCTAAATCTTCTTCTCCAGATGCAGCTCGTTCAGAAGCAGTATCTCTATTGATTGTTGATGAGGCTGCATTTATTGATAATATTGGTGAGACCTGGGCAGCAGCTCAACAAACACTAGCAACAGGTGGTGGTGCATTAGTTTTATCTACTCCATATGGTGTAGGAAATTGGTTTCATAAAATGTGGGTTAGTGCACAAGAAGGTACTAATAATTTTTTACCTATAAAATTACCCTGGGATGTACATCCAGAAAGAGATCAAGAATGGAGAGATAGACAAGATTTATTATTAGGAGATCCTAAAAAAGCTGCTCAAGAATGCGATTGTGATTTTAATACTTCCGGTGATACAGTCTTTCCAGCTAATCAATTAACTCATATTACAGAAGAAACTACCGTAAACCCACAAGAAAAAAGAGGTATTGATAAATCATTATGGGTATGGGAGCCGGTAGATTATTCTAAAAATTATATAGTAGCTGCTGATGTAGCGAGAGGAGATGGTCAAGATTACTCAGCATTTCATATTATTGATATAGCTTCTAATACTCAGGTTGCTGAATATAAAGGTAAGTTACCAACATTGGATTTTGGTAATTTATTAGTTTCTATTGCGACTGAGTATAATAATGCTTTATTAGTAGTAGAGAACTCAACTATTGGATGGGCAGTTATTCAAGCAATCCAACAAAGAGGATATAGAAATTTATATCATTCACCGAAGGGAGGTAGCGTAACGGTTGAATCTTTCTTTTCTGAATGGTCCGATCATAGTAAGCTTACCCCTGGGTTCTCAATGAATCTAAAAACTAGACCATTAGCTATCTCTAAATTTTTAGAATTTGTTAACGATAGAAGTGTTACTATTAAATCTAAAAGATTATTAGAGGAAATGAAAACATTTGTATGGAGAAATGGAAAAGCTGCTTCACAAGAAGGATATAATGATGACTTAGTTATGTCATTTGCTATTGCAATGTTTATGAGAGATATATCACTAGCTTATAAGTCACAATCCACTGATATGTCAAAAACTTTATTAAACGGAATAGTTAACAGTAAAAATAACAATATTTATACAAATAATAGTATGGTAAGAAATCCATACGAAGTAGATTTAGATAAAGACAAAGGTCATGATATAAAGTGGCTTTTATAAATTTAAAATATGGCTGATATTAATAATCCAATGCCACCATACGAAGATGGTAAGAATGAAGGTCAAATGGGACCTCAAACAGGTATTTTTGCAACTCTTAGAAGACTATTTTCTACTGATGTAGTAATTAGAAATGCAGGTGGTAAAGAATTAACTGTAGTTGATAGTGATCATATCCAATCATATGGTAAATATGATACTAATGCATTAGTTGATAGATTTAATAGAATTTATACATCTGGTCCTACTTCATTATATGGATATCAAAGTAATTTTAATTATCAATTATTAAGACCACAATTATACTCTGAATATGATGTAATGGATACTGATGCTATTATAGCTTCAGCCCTTGATATAGTAGCTGATGAATCAACTTTAAAAAATGATATGGGGGAGGTATTGCAAATACAATCTTCCGATGATGATATTCAACAAATATTATATAACTTATTTTATGATATATTAAATATTGAATTTAATATGTGGCCATGGGTAAGAAATATGTGTAAATATGGAGACTTTTTTCTTAAATTAGAAATATCTGAAAAATATGGTGTATATAATGTTATACCATATTCAGCATTTCATATTGAAAGGCAAGAAGGATGGAATAGAGATAATCCATCAGAGGTAAGATTTAAGTATTTTCCACAAGGCATATCTCAAGGTCAAACAGGATACTATAATGTAATGGGAGCAGGATCAGAGGATAATAAAAACCAAATTATTCTCGATAACTATGAAGTAGCTCACTTTAGACTATTAACTGATACAAATTACTTACCATATGGTAGAAGTTATTTAGAACCTGGTCGCAAATTATTCAAGCAATATACTTTAATGGAGGATGCAATGTTAATCCACCGTATAGTAAGAGCTCCTGAAAAAAGAATTTTTTATATTAATATTGGTAATATTGCTCCTAACGAAGTTGATAATTTCATGCAAAAAGTAGTTTCAAAAATAAAAAGAACTCCTTATATGGATGAACAAACTGGAGAATATAATCTAAAATACAATTTACAAAATCAATTAGAAGATTTCTATATACCAGTGCGTGGTAATGATGCTGCTACAAAAATTGAAACAACTAAAGGTTTAGAATATGACGGTATTCAAGATGTAGCTTATTTAAGAGAAAAATTATTTGCTGCATTAAAAGTTCCTAAAGCATTTATGGGTTATGATGAAAACTTAGATGGTAAAGCAACTTTAGCAGCACAAGATATTAGATTTGCAAGAACAGTTGAAAGGATTCAAAGAATTATAGTGTCTGAACTATACAAAATAGCATTTGTTCATTTATATACATTAGGATATAGAGATGATAATTTAACTAATTTTAAATTATCTGCAACTACTCCATCAATTATTTATGATCAGGAAAGAGTTGCACTACTAAAAGAAAAAGTAGACTTAGCAAATCAAATAAAAGATAATAATCTATTACCAACTGATTGGATTTATGAAAATATATTCCATTTTGGAGAAGAAGAGTATCAAGAATATAGAGATTTACAAATCGAAGATGCAAAGCGTAAGTTTAGATTATCTCAAGTAGAAGCAGAAGGTAATGATCCTGTTAAAACTGGTAAATCGTATGGTACTCCTCATGATTTAGCATCATTATATGGTCCAGGAAGATATGGGCAAAAACAAGAAGTACCAAAAGGTTATGATGAAGAAAACCCAGAGGGTAGACCAAAAGAAAGAGCATCTACTATAGGTACTCAAAATAATAACTTTGGTAGAGATCCGTTAGGAAGTGGTGGCGTTAAGAATGATGTAAATGATAATGGACGTATAAATCCTAATGCAAAGAAATTCAAATTTAGTCAAGCAGAAGCTAAAGTAAATAATTTATCTAACAATGGTTTATTTAATCGTTTAGATTCTAAAAAACGCGTAATCTTAAAAGAAGAAGATGGGTTATTAGATGAAAATAATATTTTAAATAACGATTAAATATTTATAATAATAAATAAATATAATGGCTAAACATTCGAAGTATAAAAATACAGGTATAATTTTTGAATTACTTGTAAGGCAGCTTACCGAAGATACCATAAATCAGAGATCAAGCAAATGTCAATCTCTTATTAAAAAATATTTTAATAAATCTACTTTACTTTCTGAGTATAAACTATATAAAAGAATAGTAGAAAAAAAAGAAGATACAGAGGCTAGAGCTAATTTAATAATTGAATCAACTATTAAATACTCTGAAAAAATTAATTTAGAAGAGAATCGAAAATTAAAATATAATTTAATTAAAGAAATCTCTAATCATTATGATGTAAAAGAATTTTTTAATCATAATATTCCAAACTATAAACCGTATGCAGCTTTATATTGTTTAATGGAAGATAATAGATTAGATAATAGTGATTATGAAACTACTTTAAAGAATAAAATTACTTTAGTAGAACATATTACTCAAAAAACAGAAACTAAAAGAGTAAATAATCAATTATCTGATTTTTTAGCAGAAGATAAAGATACAAGAAAATTAGTTTATCAAGTACTTTTACAGGAATTTAATTCTAAATATGATGGTTTACTTGATACACAAAAACAAGCTTTAAGAGAAATTCTTAATAATATTGATAATAAAGAAAGATTAAAATCATTTTATAATTTAAAAATAAATGAAATTAAATCGGATCTTAAACAAGCTATTCCTAATATAACTGATAAAGTAATTAAAATTAAAGTTAATACTTTAGCTGATCTTTTAAAAGAGGCAAGAGTTTATAAGGAAGTTAATGACGAGTCAATAGCTAGACTTCTAAAATATTATGAATTACTTAAAGATATAGAGCATGGAGTCTAAATTAAGAGAAAGAATTAGAGGCTTGATTAGATTAGATGAAGTATCTGCAACTGCTACAGGAGCCGGATCTTCCGCCTTTACAGCTAATGCTGGAACTGGTGCACAATATGCAACTCCACGAGCTTTTAGAAAAGATAAAGACGCTAAAGGAGCTGAACATATTTATTATTATAAATTAGGTTTTAAACCGGTGCCAAAAATTAAACCAAGGTCTTACGACATAAAAAAAATATATTAATGAGCTCATTACAGAATCAATATAATAGTATAAAAAAAGGAAAAGGAAATAAAGATGGACTATTAAGAGAATCCAAAAGATTATTTCCAAATTATATTCCTAACTCTGCTAATTATAATCAAGCTATAGATATTTTAAAATCTAGACAAATTATAAATGAAAACGTTGTAGGACTTCAACCTATTAATCAACTTCAACCTGCTAAAAAAGAAAACTTCGAAAAAGCATTCGAAAAATTTTTAGCAGAAGAAACAGTAGATGCAAAAGCAACTGAAAGAAAACAATCTAAATTAGTGGATGAGCCTTTATCACATCAGTATCCATATCAAGAAAAAGATAGATTAGATAATCAAATATTTGATCAAATTATGTCTGGATATTATACTGAGATGAAAGATCCTAAAAATACTGATAAAACTGAAGAAGAATTAAAAGCAATTGTTCTTAAGAATCTTGAAAAAGATCCATTATATTATACTAAAGAAGCACAATTTGGTATTAAAGGTCTCGGATATAGAGATGACGTACCTGGTGCAGGTTTAGTAAAAGAACCAACTGGAAAGTATAAAGCTTCTGGATATGGTGATCTAAAAGAGAGTAAACAAGTAACTGAAGCTTCTTCAATGCCAAGCGAAGAATTATTATCTTTATTAGATGATATGTTAGAAGATTTAGTTGATAATTCTGTTGACGCAGAACAAGCAGTAAAAAAAGTAATCAGTATGAATCCTGCACTTAAGCATTATGAAACTGCACTTTTACAATTAGCTGAACCAAAATTCCCATGAAGCAAGTTTTAGTAGAAACGATTAATTTTTCACCTGTTAGAGCACTAACAGAGTCAAAATCTCATAGAGGTAATCCTATAGTAGAAGGAATACTTGCTACAGTAGAGACTGTAAACGAGAACGGTCGTTTTTATAAAAAGTCTATTTGGGATAGAGAAGTAGATAAATATAAAGTACTAATAGCGGAAAAAAGAGCATTAGGAGAATTAGATCATCCTGATTCTATGAATATAAATTTAAAAAATGTTTGTCATAATATTGTAGATTTATATTGGGATGGTAAAAATATAATGGGTAAATTAGAAATCTTACCAACACCATCAGGTCAAATAGTAAAAAATCTAATTGATAATGGAATTACTTTAGGAGTATCTTCTAGAGGAACAGGTACATTACAACAAAGAGATGGTGTAAATGAAGTACAAGATGACTTTGAGCTATTATGTTGGGACTTTGTATCTACACCATCTAATCCAGGATCATTTGTACATCCTATAAGAGAATCAAAAGAATTTAAATCTACTCCTATTACAATACATAATACTATTTCTGAACTATTATGTATGCACGGTCAGTGCGAAATATAATTTTTATATTTTTAACTATATTTATATTATATCACCATCCTAATATGGTGTAACTAATATTATATTAATACTATTATATCTCTACTAGATATAGAATTTCAAAACATTTATTATGGCAACATCTGATATGTTAAGACAAGCTATTGCTGATGCTAAAATTATTAAAGAGACAGCAATTGCTAATGCTAAAAACGCACTAGAAGAGGCATTTACGCCTAAGTTAAAAGAACTTCTTTCTGAGAAAATTGAAGAAATGGATATGGAAGAAGAAATGGATGAGGGTATGTATTCTGAAGAAGAAAAGATGCACGAAAAAGATATGCACGAAGGTGACATGGATGAAGAAATGCATAAAGAAGAAATGCATAAAGAAGAAATGCATAAAGAAGAAACATCTGAACCTCATGGTAATATTGGTCAACATACCCCAGAAGGAGAACCTCTTGGTTTTTTAGAAGGAGATATGGAAGAAGAAATGACTGAAGAAGATCTCGAAGAAATGCTTAAAGAGATGGAGAAAGAAATGCATGAAGGTGATATGG